AAACTAATGGTCTTCCACCACCAAGGATTTCTAATTACCTTGGCGATTGTTTTTTGAAAATTGCTACTCACTTATCATATCGTCCAAACTTTGTAAATTATATGTTCCGTGAGGATATGATTTCAGGTGGTGTAGAAAATTGTGTTCAATATATCAATAATTTTGATGTCAATCGATCAAATCCATTTGCTTATTTTACTCAAATTGTTTGGTATGCTTTCTTGAGACGAATTTCCAGAGAAAAGAGACAAATGGAAATTAAAGAAAAGATTATTGAACGCAGTGGATTTGAAGAAGTGTTTACTGCTGATCAAGGATTTAATAGATCAGATTACAATACAATTAAAGATAATATTCAAATTAAATTGAGTCAATGAAGATCGGATTAATTACGGATACTCATTATTCTTATAAATAGCATCGTGGTAATAAAAAAAATAAAATGAATATTCTGTATAGAATAACTTATCTTCCTCATCTAAAAAATCAAACTCCACCCTATTACTATGTTGGTTCAAAATACAATTATGATAAAAAATATTTTGGGTCTCCATCTTCTAAACAAAAAGATTGGTATAGTGGAGAACTTGATATTTGCAACTGGTGGAAGAAAGAAATAAAAGACAATAAAGATAATTTTTATTTTGAAATAATGTCAGAATATGATAAAATATCACCAAAGCAATTAGTTGAGGAAGAAAAAAAAATTCATATAGAATTAAAAGTCAAAAATAGTAAAGAATATTTTAATAAATCTGTTGCAACTACTGGGTGGGTTTCTATTCCAAGAACAGACGAAACAAAGAAAAACATAAGTAGGATTACCAAAAAATATTGGGAGCAAAATAGTCAAAAGGCATTAGAAAGGAGAGAGGAATTGAGTGAAAGAAATAAGAAAACAAAATCCAAAGAACTAAAAGAAAAATGGAAAAATCCAACTGATAAAATGTTGGATAATTATGAAAGATTTGTCAATATGACAAAAACTCAAAAAAGAGGCAAAGATAAATCTAAAAGGAAACAAAGGACCACCCAAAAAATTTTTTGTTGTGGTATAATATATGAAGATGCCGTTGAAGCAAGTAAAGTCCTCGGTATAAATCCAGTCAATATTCGTCGCAGATGTAGATTGGAACAATATACTGATTGGTATTATTTGGAATAAAATTATGAAAATTGCTATTATTACAGACACCCATTGGGGTGCCCGCAAAGGTTCAAAGCATCTTCATGATCACTTTGAACTTTTCTACAAGAATGTTTTCTTTCCTGCCCTAAAAGAGCACGGGATAAAGACAGTCATTCATATGGGTGATGCATTTGATAGTCGTAAGTCAATTGATTATCAAAGTCTGGAATGGGCAAAGAGAGTTGTATTTGAACCTCTGCGTGAGTATGATGTTCATATGATTGTAGGTAATCACGATATTTTTTTTCGTAATTCAACAATAATCAATTCCCCAGAACTCCTTTTAAATGATTATCAAAATATTAAGATATACAGTTCCCCAAAAGAATTTTGTATTGATGGTTTAGACACTTTAATGATTCCTTGGATATGTGCTGATAATGAAAAAGAAACTTTTAAACTTCTTGAAGAAACGGAAGCAAAAGTTGTTTTTGGTCATCTTGAACTAAATGGATTTACAGTTTATCCTGGGCAATATCAACAAGAAGGATTGGATAAAAAAGTATTTCAAAAGTTTGATAGAGTTTATTCTGGGCATTATCATACTCGTAGTGATGATGGAAAAATCTTTTATCTTGGAAATCCATATCAAATGTTTTGGAATGATGTAGATGATATTAGAGGATTTAATATTTTTGATACTAATGAATATGAGTTAGAAAAATTTGATAATCCATATAGTATGTTTGAAAGAATATATTATGATGAGACAGATTATAAGAAATTTGATACTTCATATCTAACAAATAAAATGGTTAAGATAGTTGTTAGGAAAAAGGAAGATCATTTGAAGTTTGATAAGTTTGTAGATAGTATACTTAAAGTAAATCCATTGGAACTTAAAATAGTTGAAAATATTGATGTTTTTGATGATGATGTAGATTGTTCTGACATTACTACTGAAGATACATTAGGCATTTTGGATAAATATGTGCAAGAAGCAGATTTTGATTTAAATAAAGATATGGTTAAAAAACTTTTACGAGATGTATATAAAGAAGCATTAGAAATAGAATAATGTTTATACTTACTATCAAAGAAAAAGAAGATGAAGGTGCATATGCAGTCATTGACGATGATGGTGAGAAAGCATTGTATTTTTTTGAAGAAGAAGATGATGCTGAAAGGTATGCTGGTCTTTTAGAAGCAGAAGATTATCCAGAAATGTCTGTAATTGAAGTTGAAGATGAACCAGCAATAAAAACCTGTGAGATGTATGGATATCATTATGTTATAATTACTCCAAATGAACTTGTAATTCCTCCGCGAGAAAATGATTGTATTCAAGCAAATAAGTTATCGTAATTTTTTATCATCGGGGAACCAACCGACTCAAATTAAATTTACAGATACGCAAACTGCATTAATTGTTGGTGCAAATGGATCTGGAAAGAGTACGATGTTGGATGCTTTGTGCTTTAGTTTGTTTAATAAAGCATTTCGTAAAATTACAAAAGGGCAATTAGTCAATTCAACCAATGAAAAAGAATGCTTGGTTGAGATTGAATTTAGTATTGGAACAAGAGAGTATAAAGTTGTAAGGGGAATTAAACCAAATATTTTTCAAATTTGGATTGATGGTGTTTTGCAAAATCAAGCAGCAGCATCTACAGATCAACAAAAACAACTGGAAGATAATATTTTAAAATTAAACTATAAGTCATTTACTCAAATTGTAATTTTGGGTAGTGCTTCTTTTGTGCCTTTTATGCAATTATCTACGGCACATCGCAGAGAAGTTGTAGAAGATTTATTAGATATTAAAATCTTTTCTGCAATGAATGCAGTCATTAAAGATAGAATTAAAAATACAAATGATAAAATTAAAGAACTTTCTTTGAAGCAATCTATGACCGAAGAAAAGGTTGAGATGCAAAAAGAATTTATTGAGAGTGTTGAGAAAAGTGGTAAAGAAAATATAGAAAAGAAAAAGGATAAAATAACTTCTATTGCCACTTATATTGACCAATTAACAGCAGAGAATGGACAAAAGGTGTTAGTGGTGTCAGAAACCTTTCAACCTCAATTGGAAGACCTTCTGGATGCATCTAAAAAATTAAAAAAACTTTCTAATTTGAAGGGCAAAATTTCTGAAAAAATATCAAGTATTACAGAACAGCATAAGTTTTTCAATAATAATTCGGTATGCCCCACTTGCACTCAAACTATTGAGGAAGATTTTAGGTTAAATAAAGTTAGTGAATCTGAAACCAAAGCAAAGGAACTTCAGCAAGGTTATAATGAATTAAAAGAAGCAATTCAACAAGAGGAAAAAAGAGAACGTGAATTCAATGTCGTTTCAAAAGAAATCAATTCTTTAAACAATGAAATTTCTAACAATAATGTTAAAATTTCCCAACTTAATAAACAGTCAAGAGACCTGGGACAGGAAATTCAAGACATTGCCAACAAAATTAAAAATAGAAATGTTGAAAGAGAAGTATTAACTGAACTAGAACAATCTTTGAATTTGATTGAAATTGAAAAAGCAAATGAAAAAGAAAATATAACTTACTATGATTTTGCTAATTTTTTAATGAAAGATGGTGGTATTAAAAGTAAAATCATAAAACAATATTTGCCATTGATGAATAAGCAGATTAATAAGTATCTGCAGATGATGGATTTTTATATTAATTTTACTTTAGATGAAGAATTTAAAGAAAATATTAAATCTCCTATTCACGAAGACTTTACATATGAAAGTTTTAGTGAAGGTGAAAAAATGAGAATTAATCTTGCAATTCTGTTTACTTGGAGAGAAATTGCAAGAATGAAAAATTCAGTCAATACCAATCTTCTTATTTTGGATGAAGTTTTTGATAGTTCTTTGGATTTTATGGGAACAGATTATTTTACAAGAATTATTAAATATGTGATAAAAGATACTAATATATTTGTGATTTCACATAAGACAGACGAATTGATTGATAAGTTTGATAGAGTTATTAAATTTGAAAAGATCAAAGGATTTAGTAAAATGGTTGACTGACCTTTGGTTTTTTGGTATGATTGGTAAAAGTTGCTATGACTTTCTTTACTATGCTTGGACCTGAGGACGAAAAAAATTTCAATCAGTTTACAATGAAACTCGCAAAATCCCCTGTGAATATGCCCGAAAACACAAATGCTAATGGTTTCTGGAAATACAACGAAGATAAAATCCTGAAACAACTTGAAGAATATATTACTGGTACTTATGGTCAGCATTATGTTGATAGGACTGGTGGTGGAACAGAACAGACCCTTGATAAGATTAAACACAATCGTCGTGAAGGATTTTGTGCTGGCAACATTACCAAGTATACTGACCGTTATGATACTAAAGGAACTCCTCGTGCTGACTTGTTTAAAGTTCTACACTATACTATTCTTTTGATTAATCATCTCAATCTCGTTGAAAACAAGTGAAAATTAAACCCCCCCCCCCCAAACTATGAAACTTTCTGAAAAGACCACTAACATAAATATTTTTCTAAATACTATTAGATGAAAAATATTTATGCCCAAAAACGAATATAAAGACAAAACTAAAAAAGAATATCAACAAGAA